AGGTCAAACGCCTGAGATTGAAAATCGGTTAGCGCACGACCGACACCCTCTTGTGGTTGACCGCCGCCAAACGCGGCAAGGCTCGCATCATTTTCTACGCGAACCGTTGGCATTGCCGATGGTTGAATTGGAGCTGAATCGTAGCGCGGGACAGTCGGACACATTAGCTCACCCACCATGAATCAATTAAATCATCGTAACCAAGAGGATTTTCCTTTGATCGACGTTTCGCTCTCGCTTCATTAGTAGCATCTGAAATAGCTTTCGATTGTGGAGAATCCTGCACCGGCTCACCGTCAGGACCAGGTAACATTTTCGCCGGACGCGGGTCTTTGACGTCAGGCTCAGGCGGCTTTGCTTTTTGATAATAAGACGCAGCCTTAATTCCATAGCTAAGAGCAGCCAATCCGCCAGTCAACATGGTTCCATGCGCAGCGTTACGTGCCGCCATCTCTGCGTATCTGCCCTGTGATGAATATTGTTCTGACTGCACTTTGAATCCCCAAGCCTCTTTCCAAGCATTGTTCTTAATCGTTTGAATATCAATCTCGGAAAGCTGTTCAGTTTCTTTTTGTAAAGCAGCGGCAGAGCCGGAGTTAATATCAACCCCTTGTGCTGCTGCGGCGACTTTTTGCGCACCAGAAACAGCAGACCCTTTTCTTCGTGCTACGCCAGACTGCAGGTCTCCACGTCTTATTGCGTCCTCTGCATTGAGCATGGCGAGTCTTGCGTTTGTGTCGGCCTGTGCTTTTAGATACACGCCTTGCGCCCGCTGCGCACTCGACTGACCATATGCTGATGCCAACGACGAAGCCGCTGAAATTCCAAGCGACGAGGCCATCAAGCTTTCCGGCATAAGCCAACCAGAATCTCCCATTACTGTGCCCCCCCAACTAATCCGCGAGTGACAATCGCCAGAACTGACATTGGCAGAGGGTCAACTTGGCGAATAAAAATTCGTCCTGTTTTTGACCACTCTGGCAATATCCCCAGCGTGTATGGTCCGGTCTTTAAATCAGCCGGCTCATCGTATGTCTCATCACTTCTAGGTTTAAATTCAATCAGCCCGTAAAGCGTTTCGCTGTCTTCATTTCTTGGATTAGTATCAGGGTTTTGCCCACCAACAAATCCGCCGCGAGTTTTCTCTAAATACGTTGTTACTGAACTTGGCAAATCATTTTTCTCAGCCATTGGACCAGCACCAAGAGTTTCAATATCAGCGGTGATTGGAAGACCAACGTGAATTTTCACATAACACCGTGAAAGCTCAATTTCCCCACCGCTAACTGTCACCGTCGAATAAGACGGATTATTTGGGCTTGCGACAACAAAGCCATCTGCAAAAACGCTAACGTCTTCACCTTCCAAATGATCAATGCCACTTACGACATCAACGGCCTCGCCCCATTCCGTTATCGCAATTGATCTCATCGACGCAGGAACAGTGCTGCTCGCGGTTACGGTAACAACAGTCACGCCAGTATATCCAATTATAGAACAACGAATTAAATCGCCGGCGCTGCCAACAAGATGAATTTCGTTGCCAACATCTGCGGCAGTAAATGTTGAACCGCTTGCCGTAAGAGTTAATTCTTCCGTGTAATCCCAGTCTGTGCCACCAGATAAAGTCATTGTCACTGAGCCTGCGTGCCAGCCGTCATAGCTAAGGGCAGAGTCCATGAACACAGAATCCTCTATCGCATCCTCGTCAACAAACCTAGTGTAAAATCTCTCGATGTATCTAACGTCGCTACCATCTATCGTTCTTTTCACAACAATATAAACCGCGTCCTCTGTGCCCTCGGGAACACAGCAAACGTTTTCAACAAGACCATTTTCAAAATCATGATGTGCCCACGCAACAATTTGCTGCTCTTTCACATAAGTTAGAGACAACAAAACGCCGTCATCGCGAACCGCCCAAACAATAGAGTGCGGCACCTGCTGGTAAGACCAATCAACTATCGTGTTGTTTTCAAACAAATGTTTTGCAAATTGAGTCAAATCATTTCCGCGATACCCGTCAGTGTTAAAATCAAAAGTTAAATCTCTGACTATGGACCCTCGCGCTTGGACAAAAATTGCCGAGCCATCAATTACGATTGGTGCCAAATAATTGCACCCATATCCAGATTGCTGTTTCAAATTAATTTCACTTGGAGTTACAAATCCTGCTGCTCCGCCCTCTGCAACCCATTCGCCAGTGCTGGTAAATAAAACCATTTTTCCAACATCAGCGATATGTTTTACTTGAGAAACTTTTCTGCCGGCCATTGAAAACACAACTGAGTCAGAATCAACGACTGGTCTTAGTGTTACGAAATGATGATATTTTCCTGTCGAAGACATCGCGACTCTTTCTGTGTCTGCAGAAAAATTGGCAAAAACTCTGCGCTGCTGAAGGTAAGAACACACCACTGGCTTTTCAACTGTGTTGACAAAAAACGCTGTTGTCTCAGGCGGATTAATAGTTGTATCTGGCGTTATGTTTGGATTTGAAAAAGTACCGATTTGCGTAGTTCCTATAAATCCAAAAATCCCGCTAGATTCTTTATAAACATTAAAAGCCTTTATGTTTCCGCCAGGGAAAATAACTGTTGCCGCAAGATAGTCTCGTGGCGGACCGTATGTTGTTATGACGTCTGGGTTTGCCGACGTTGGAGTTGTTGCCAGCGCGCTTGCGACGCAGGCTCGCGCCATGTTTCCGCCGGATGTATATGCGGTATAATTTTGTGAGTCTACATTTATGCCGATAAGGGTTGTTCCTGTTTTATAAGTAATCCGTGCATATCGACCATTTAATTCTGTCATTCCGGCAACATGATCTATGTAAATTAAATCGCCAACCAAACAGGTTCCAAAGCCTGCGCCAATAGTAATTTCACAAGTACTTGCCCTTGAAATTGCAGTTATTGTTCCGACAGGACCCATACCAAGAGGCGGAGTTTCTTCGCCAGAATCAAGAACGCCAGTCACGCAATAACTAACAGTTGCGGTTCCGACAACGCCAACAGAAAGATTTAATGCACTCAGCGAATCACTTATGTATGCGAATGTTGCATCAACACCGATGGTTGCAGTTGAAAACGCCCAGACAGAATCAGATGTTCTTGTTAACTCACGCACCGAATAATCTGGATGAGCAAAAGTTATAACGTCAGCAGATTGTGAAAACCTAATTTCCGCCAAATCCTCTTCTGTGAATGGGCTAACAACTGTCGCCTGTAACACGCCCTCTTTCCACACTCGCATTACAAGATCGGTAAACTCTAAAATGTAAGTTTGATCATCATTGAACTCGAATGGGATTAATCTACAAACAGAAGTTGAATCTGCGATCTCAGAAATAAATTGCCCACCATTACGGTTTTGCGAACCGCCGTCACTTCTCGTTAAAGTGTTGCGCTGAGTTTTTAATCCAGTCGCGTATTTAACCTGGTCATCTCTGGCCTGCAGACTTGGTGATAATTCACCGCCGGACAAAGACCTTTGAATCGCCTCTGGCATTATTCACGACTCCTTATGGAGCTTGAATCTGGCTGAACATCAAGTTGCTCTTCATTGTTTGCCGTTGCAACACCGCGACCAATGTGTAAACCGTAAAGCCGAAACGCTCTCGGCCCAAGCTTATACGGATCGCCGTTTGTAATTATTGGTGCAATATAAGTCGCAAGTCGAAGAGAAATAGCAAGAGACAAGTCATCAGGATAAAGAGCAGGATTATCGCATTTAACCGTGGCTTCAATTTGTGCGTCCTCTGTGTTAGTGTAAATTAATTTTCTTCCGTCAGTATCTTGCGCAATGATGTACGGAACTCTTGTGTCGGCAGCATCTTGCCTAACACCACTTATTATTCGACGGACAAACAAGCAAGTGTTTGGGTAGTCGTAAGAAAATGCCCACTCATCAGTTGGGTCCTCTTCAACAAGAGCAAGAGTTAAAAATCCGCGCGACATCGGCATACGAAAATCGCGAAGAGTAGCGTTCCGTGCAGCAGCGTAGAACGTTCGACA